ACGTAACGGGTGCAGTTGGTCTTGCTACATATGCAACAACAGCTAATGCAGTAGCAGGTGCTAACGTAAGTGGTGCAGTTGCTTTTGCAACAACAGCAAACGCGGTAGCGGCAGCTAATATTACTGGTAGTACTTTAGCAAGTGGTGTAACAGGATCAAGTTTAACAAGCGTTGGTACATTAGGTACATTAACTGTTACTGGTAATATCTCATCAACTGCAAACATTGGTGGTACAGGTGCTACACATCTTGGTAACACATTCACTACTGGTTCAAACACAACAACAGGTGTATTTACTGGTAACTTCTCACTAAGTGCAGGTTCTAGATTGAATGCTACATACGCTGACTTGGCAGAGAAATATGTTAGTGATGCAGAATATGCTCCTGGTACAGTATTAGTATTCGGTGGTGAACAAGAAGTTACACTAGCTAACACATTTGACAGTACACGTGTAGCAGGTGTAGTAACAACTAACCCAGCTTACACAATGAACAATGATTGTCAAGGTGAACATGTTGTTAATGTTGCGCTACAAGGTCGCGTACCGGTATTAGTATCAGGTAATGTTGCTAAAGGTGACTTAATGGTTAGTGGTGCAAACGGTCGTGCAATAGCTAATAACGAAGCACGTGCAGGTACTATTATTGGTAAGGCATTGGCTAACTTCACTGGAACTGAAGGTACTATTGAAGTCGCTGTTGGTAGATTCTAAAAATAAGTCACATTGTATTTTATTAAACATTTGTTAAAAATGATAAGTACAATGTGATTAATGTTTTTCAATTAGAATACGAAACAAGACTAAAGAGTTGGTACGAACTCAGGCAATCCCTCGAAAATAAAGATATTGCCACTAAGTGTTTAGCAATAGACAAATGGTGGCAGTATGCACCTTTGGTTAATTATTATTTGCACCCAGATGATATTGATAGTTGGCCTGGACCATGGGAATTGCTAAATGATAACAATTATTGCCAAATTGCCAGGGGTTTGGGTATGGTTTATACTTTGTTACTAGTGGGTATAAAAGACCTTGACTTTTGCCTAGCAAAAGACGATAATAACGAAGACTTTGCATTAGTCATGGTTGACAACGCAAAATATGTGTTGAATTATTACCCAGATTCGGTTCTAAATAGTAATTCAACACAATTTAAGATAGACTATAAATTAGATATAGCCAAAATAACAAATATAATAGGTGAAGCATGATAAATGTAATTAAACGTAACGGGACAAAGGAACCATTAAATTTAGAGAAATGGCAAGCACAAGTAGCAAAAGTATGTAAAGGGACAGCAGACGTAAGTCCTTCAATGGTAGAGATTAAAAGTCAATTACATTTTTATGACGGTATATCAACAAAACAAATCGATGAAATAACACTTAGGGCAATCGTTGATTTAATAGACGTAGAGGCACACCCAGATATTGGTCACGTTAATTACCAATATGTCGCAGGAAAACAAAGAGTTAGCATGTTGCGTAAAGATGTTTACGGCGACTATCAACCTCCCCATATATACGAAATTGTTAAAAAGAATATAAGCATTGGATTATACACGAAAGAATTACTAGAATGGTATACTGAAGATGATTGGAACAAAATGAATGACATGCTGGATCATTCAAAAGACGAAACATACAGTTATGCCGCCATTGAACAACTGATTGAAAAATATTTGGTACGTAATCGTAGTACAAAGGAAATATATGAAACACCGCAAATCAGATACATGGTTGCCGCCGCAACTGTTTTCCACAAGGAAGAACCAAACACAGCAAGAATGCGATATATTAAAGAGTATTATAATTGCGCTAGTGATGGTCTTTTTACCCTCGCTACTCCTGTGTTGGCTGGTTTGGGTACTCCCACTAAGCAGTTTAGTAGCTGTGTACTCATTCGTAGTGATGACGACCTTGATAGTATCTTTGCTAGTGGAGAAATGATGGCAAAGTATGCCAGTAAACGTGCTGGCATTGGTTTAGAGATAGGAAGATTACGTCCACTGGGTTCACCAATCAGGGGCGGAGAAATCATGCACACCGGTATGATTCCTTTCTTAAAGAAATGGTTTGGTGATTTGCGTAGTTGCAGTCAAGGAGGTATTCGTAATGCAAGTGCTACTGTATTTTATCCCATTTGGCACCATCAGTTTGATGACCTTATTGTTCTTAAGAACAACCAGGGTACAGAGGAAACAAGAGTTAGACACATGGACTACGGAGTTGTCCTTAGCAAGTTCTTTTGGAAAAGGTTTAAGAATAAAGAAGATATCACATTCTTTGATCCGAACCAAGTACCCGACTTATATGAAGCCTTTTATCGTGACACAGCGTTATTTGAAGAACTCTATGTAAAATACGAAAACGATAGTAATATACGCAAAAAAACAATGAATGCAGAAGATGTATTCAAAAGTGGAATATTAAAAGAAAGAACAGATACTGGTCGTATCTACCTTGTGTTTATTGATAATGTAATGAATCAAGGACCTTTTGACCCTGAATATCATGCCATTTATCAAAGTAATTTATGTTGCGAAATTCTTCTTCCTACTAAGCCTTTTAAGCGTTTGGATGACGATACTGGCCGTATTGCTCTTTGTACTCTTGGCAGTATTAATTGGGGTGCATTCCGCAATCCGGAAGACATGCGTAGGGCTTGTCGTATTCTTCAGCGTAGCTTATGTAACATACTCGATTATCAAGATTTCTTATCTATTCAGTCCAAACTAAGTAATGACGAAATAAGCCCGTTAGGCATCGGTGTTACCAATCTTGCATATTGGCATGCAAAGCGTAGCTATAAGTATGGAGAAAAAGAAGCACTACAAGAAGTTAAAACCTGGATGGAACATCAGGCATATTATTTGACAGAATCTACGGTTGAATTGGCTAAAGAACGCGGTGCATGTTTAGATAGCGATAAAACACGTTATGGTCAAGGTATATTCCCTTGGGAACGCAGAGCAGAGGGTGTTAATGAATTAGCGGATTTTACTCCTGAATTAGATTGGGAAACATTGCGTACAAACATGAAACAGTATGGAGTGCGTAATGCTACATTAATGGCAATCGCACCTGTTGAAAGTAGTAGTGTAGTTATTAACAGCACAAATGGTATTGAATTACCTATGAGTTTAATTAGTGTTAAAGAAAGTAAAGCAGGGTCATTAACACAAGTTGTTCCTGATTACGCTAAACTTAAAAACAAATACCAATTGATGTGGGATCAACGTGATTGTGAGAGTTATTTGAAAACAGCCGCAGTACTCGCCGCATATGTAGACCAAAGCATTTCAACAAACACATTTTACAATCCTGCATACTTCCCCGATAGAAAAGTCCCAACTACACTAATTGCTAAAAACTTAATGCAATCACATATTTGGGGATTAAAAACGTTTTACTATAGCTTAATTAACAAACAAGGTAGTAAAGAAATATCAGAAGAAAAACCTTTAGAAGTAATAGATTTTGATAACGAAGAAGATTGCGAGGCATGTAAATTATGAGCAAACAACAATACAACTTAAGTACCAAAACAGATTATTTGAATAGGAAAATGTTTTTGGACCCAGAAGGTCCCGTAACCATTCAAAGATTTGAAGAAGTAAAATACAACAAACTAGTAAAGATTGAACAAACAGCACGTGGCTTCTTTTGGGTCCCGGAAGAAATCAGTTTAACTAAAGATGCTAATGACTTTAAAGATGCCAGCACCACCGTTAAACATATTTTTACAAGTAATTTGTTACGCCAAACAGCATTAGATAGTTTACAAGGTCGTGGCCCAAGTCAAATATTTACACCTGTTGTAAGTATTCCTGAATTGGAAGCATTGATGTATAATTGGAGCTTTTTTGAAACAAATATACATAGTCGTAGCTATAGCCACATTATTCGTAATATCTACAACGTACCTAAAGATGTGTTCAATACTATACACGATACGCAAGAAATCATTGGCATGGCTAGTAGTGTAGGTAACTACTACGATGCACTACATGCAATTAACTGTCGCAAAGAGATAGGTGAAACTATCGTTGAACAAGACCATATCAAGGCAATTTGGTTGGCATTACACGCAAGTTATGCATTGGAAGCATTTAGATTCATGGTAAGTTTTGCTACAAGTCTAGCAATGGTTGAAAATCGTATCTTTATTGGTAATGGTAACATTATCAGTTTAATCTTACAAGATGAACTATTACACAAAGAATGGACTGCTTGGATGATTAATCAAGTGGTTAAAGAAGACCCTCGCTTTGCACAAGCTAAAATAGAATGTGAAAGTGAAGTATATCAAATTTATACTGATGTAATACGTGAAGAAAAAGAATGGGCTGATTATCTATTCAAGTTTGGTCCTGTTATTGGATTAAACGCAAATATTCTTAAAGACTTTGTTGATTTTACAGCCAAAGCCGCATTAAGTGATATTGGTATTAAATATCAATCACCTGCACCAAAATCAACACCTATCCCATGGTTCAACAAACATAGTGATACAAGCAAGAAACAAACAGCACTTCAAGAAAGTGAATCAACAAATTACGTCATTGGTGTAATGGGAGACTCATTAAACTATGATGAATTACCAAACTTATAAAGGAAGAAAAATAATGACAGCAGTAGTATGGAGTAAGTATAATTGTCCTTTCTGTGAACAGGCTAAAGCCTTGTTAAAAAGTAAAGGAATAGCTTTTGAAGAAAAGAAAATCGGTGATGGATACACTAAAGAAGAATTGTTAGAAGCAGTTCCTAATGCACGTACAGTACCGCAAATCTTTTTAGATGGCGAATTAATAGGTGGTTTTACAGAACTTAAACAAAAATTAACAGAGAGTAACTAATGGAAAACGGAAAAGTATACACATTCAAATTAAACAGTGGTGAAGAACTTATCGCTAAGATTGTTGACATCACACGTGATAATATTATTATCACAGAACCAGTAAGTATTGCACCAACACCGCAGGGAATGCAAATGATTCCTAGCTTGTTTACTGCGGAACCTAAAGGAAATGTAACACTAAATACTAATAGTATTGCATTTCATGCCGACACAGAAGACGGCTTGAAAGACAAATACTTAGAAGCAACAACAGGTATTAAAGTACCTAGCAAAAAAATAGTATTGGGATAATATATGTCAGGAGTAAGTAGGCAAGGTGATCAAAATGCACCAGCAGGCAAAATAATTCGTGGAGCCAGCACGGTGTTTGTAAACAACATTGCAGTTGGATTACATGTTAGTCAAATTACCTCACATGCTCCTTTTGGATCTCCCCATCCGCCCCATCAAGCGGCAATAACAACTGAAGGTAGTCCAACAGTATTTGCAGAAGGATCACCTATATTAAGAATAGGCTCAGGAGTATCTTGTGGTCATCCGATCATTCAGGGTAGTTCTGATGTATTTTGCCCATGAGTGATACAGGAAAACAAAGCCCATTAGGCGTCAACTCAATGGCGGGCCTAATACAAAACAAAGGTCTAACTATTAACAAAATTGGAGCTAGTTACATGGGCTCGGCTAAAAGTTTAAGTGATTATACTTTTGGCACATTAATTCAAAATACAGTATTACGTTTATTAACTTGGTCAATCAATGATGCTTATGGAAGAAATGTTGTTAATTCAGGTACATATCAAAATTTAATATCAGTTGGTGAATATTTAGATTGGTATCCAGTGACTAGTGGGTCATGGGGTAGTTTTATGAATAGTTATGCTATTTGGACTAATGGGCAAACTGATGTAGCAACATATACATATACAACAGGTGTTAATTTTCCTGCTACAGGTCTTTATACATTTAACTATGCCGCACAAAATACAATGACTGTTAGTTTAGATGGAACTGCAATTGGTGCGGCAACAACTAATCATACAACAAATGATTCAATAACGATGAATGTTGTAGCAGGAGACCATATTATTAATATGGCAATCACTGGAACCGGTACAGCTACTGGTGGTGCGTTACAAATCATTAAACCAATTGGTGGGGAGTTATGGGACTCACGTTCATATCTTGCATCACAAACTATTATTCCTGCTCCATCTTATTATAATCAAGGTGGTACTGGCGGCGGATATGCCCCGTCTAGTGTAGCTCCAGGCACATCAACAGGGGGTGCTTATAATTCTGGCTCCGGAGCAGGTATTAAAACAATTACACTTAATTCGGTAGACCAGACTACTACGTTTGTGTTTGTAAATGGATGGACTCAAAGTATACCAACTAATGCCCCGGTAGCTGATACTATAGCACAATTACAAGCAGATAACAGTAAAGTAGGTGGTAGTGTATACGATATAGCAATTATTAATTACTTAAAAGGTGAAAATTACGAGGGTGGTAATTGGGATCCAAATATTACTCTAAAACTTAATGATGCAACTGTAGTATGGGGCAATACATTTAATCCAACTTGGTCTGGTACTGCGTTATCTAAGTATCAATTAACTATTTACTATTCAGGTGACTCACAATCAACTACAGGAAATGCCCCTTCAGGTAGTCTTACATTAACTACATCTGCTATAGGTAATCCTGCCAATATAACAAACAATCAATCAGATGCCCAAGGAAAATATAGTGTATACTCATTAGCTATGGCACTATATGACCCCGTACAGAAATATGTTGTTTATGCAAGTGCCGCATCATTAAAAGTATATGCACCCAATGGTGCAGGAGCAAACACAACAACTAATACAAATATGACACCTTCTCAACCACCAGTTGTTTTTATAAGTCCAGGAACTACAGTGCCTGCTGATGGCAAATCTGTATTAACGGTATCTTGGAGTGTAACAGGTGCTTATCCAGATCCCGATGGTGTATCAGTATCTGATACATTAGGAAATAAAAGTACTAGTGCATCTGGATCGTTCTCATATGGACCGTACTCGCCTGGCACTACAGGAGATACTAATATTTTTGTCGATGCAAAAGGTCCTGGCGGAGGATTCTCAACTTCTAGGTTTTTGCAAATAAAAGGGTAATACAATTATGGCAAACGGATCACAACCAACAGGCGGTATACCAGGGTTAGGAAACTCAAAGCCACCTACGTTTACCTATACCGGTGATCCAGGTTGGGGCGGCGCTGACTACACCGGACAAGTTGCAAGTTGGGGGTATTTACATTTATATCCACTACAAGCATGGAATGAATTTAACTACAATAATACATTGGGAACTACTAATTATTATACAGATTTTTTAGGTTCGTTTATGGCTAGTGGAGCATTTATACAATACTCCAACCAAGCTATCATGTCAATGCAAAATTCTATACACTTTTTAGAAGGTACATTTAGTAATCAAAACGATTTGATTTCTAGTGATATTACTGGTGTATCGTTGGCAGGTCCTGCATTTGGTCAAGATATGATTGCATTGGGTCGTGCAATAGATTTATCAACGATATCATCATTTGGTTTGCCTAGTAATCTATTAGCAACACTTAAAAAGAACAATGCAATAACACCGTCACTTACTTTGGCATTGATTGCATCAGGATTAACTCCAACTGATATTACTACTGTGTTAAATAATAAAGGTGTTTCAAATCTACAACAACAACAAGTATATGCGGCATTGTTGGTTATCGTAGGGGTAGATTTAGATAGTATTTTAATATCACTAAATTGTAAAACAAAAGGTCTAACTAGTTTAGCTGATTTATTGAATGTACAAAAACTATTTCCAACTAGTTATCAATCATTGACAGTTCCTGTGTATAACGCTAATCCAGGACCTACAAATAGTAAAACATATTATCCAATATATATTGGTACTGGAGTAAATCCCGCATTAAGTACTGAAACAATGAATAATTTAATTGGTACTATTATTCCTCCTGGATCACCGACAAGTGCACCTGCACCACAATCAACAACAAGTACACCGCAACAAAATAACACATTACCGACGGTTGCAACACCCTTAGGTGATGCATATGGTTCAACAGTTGGTAGAACAATTGGATCATTGGCTACTGGTATAGGGAGTTCAATATAATGGCAGGTTTTTTTCAAAACAATAACAACGGGGCTACACAACAAGACACACCAATTGAAACAGCGCAACCCGGTGACAATGCACAATCAACGCCAACACAATTAAATATCCAAACATTGCCCAAAGGTTTTGGTAGTTATTTGAACAATATTCTACCGCCTGACGTAGCAATAGCCGCTGGTGCGTTCAGTAGAACGATGCAACAGATTACAAATATTCAAGGTGTGCCTATTGAGAAATTTGCACAAGTTTCTGGAACAATGGAAACAAACAAAGGGTTACCATTAACAAACGGTACTAATGTACCAACAGCTATTACAGAAGCACAAACAAGTCTTGGCATTGTTGCATTAGGAGACGGCCCGTATAATACGTTTACATTTTCAAACTTTTTTGGATGTATGAGTTGTTTGCCTTATCCTTGGGCAACAATAGAACAACAAATTGATGCATTGGCAACTAGAAAATTATTTAATATATACAATCAATTATTTTTAGCAGTTACATGGGAACTTGGGGAAGCAGATATAATTCAATACAAATATAATGTTGAACAACAACCTTATATACCACCAACGATTGATCCTGATACTGGAAAAGTAACGGATCCAGGACAACCTAGAATAGACCATTGGTATTATACAGTATCTTCTTCACTAACAAATCCAGGTGGTGGTTACGGTAGAGGTACTGGACCTTTACCATTGGTATTTTTGACCCCGAATAATTGCGGTGCATCGGCATATGTCACATCGTTTGGCACAAATGATGCAGATGCAAAGTCTAATCGTCAGGGAACATTTGGTAGAATAACAGGATATGAATTTTTCCCCGGAACTCCTTATTTATATACTACTACCACTGTTAATCAGGATGGTCCTCCCCCAACACCAGATGCACCGACTGAGTATATAACTGTGCAAGGTCCACCTACAGGAACACTCCCTGTACAGGCTAATGGAGATATTGGTACTGGTGGAACAAATACTGCAGGTGTTAGAGATGATACTTTAGGTGGTAGAACTGTACTTGATCCTGGATGGCCTGGAATGAATACCCCTGTACAGTTATACATTAATCAAGCAAATGATGAAATATTTTCAATACGCAATAATAATTTAACTGTAGCAAATGCATTAAATGCAAATTGGAATAACATAGGTGAATACTTAAACAATGAATTACGTGCAAGAAATATTGGATTAGGATCAAATCCATTACCAAACACTCCACCAGGAAGTCCGGTACCCAACCTTAATCCATACCCTATGACCATGTATAGTTTTACTGACTCAGTACCTAGTTTTGCAAAAGATACTAACCCACATATGGCTTCACAAACTATAGAAAATATTATAGAACAAGATTCAATTACCGGTCAAAGTCTTGTGGCTATGACTAGAGAAAATAGAAATCAATCAAGGTTGAATAGTGCAGGTTTAATACTAAACAATAATATTTCTGATACAATTACACCAGAACAACAAAAACAATTATTAGGTAATGGCACATTAAGTACATCAGCAGGAACAACTAACCCGGCATATCCTCCGGGAACCGCAGTAGTACCAGCAGGTTATTATGATCCTACTACACAGCAATATATAACAACGTCTAATCCACCATTTGGTGCAACTAATACATCATCTGGTAGTAATATTAGTAGTAGTACTAGTAACGGTACACCTGTAGACACGGGTGGACCTGCAGTACCCGGCAGTTTAGGAGCGTCACAATATCAAAACTTGATACCAGCATCACTAAACCCATATTATACTTCAGGTATATTATTACCGGCGACTTACCCAGTCTCAGATGCCATCGACCAAGTTGTCGCATGTAACTGTGATTGTTGGGTACATTAACCAAAAATATTGTACAAAACAGACTTTTCTGTTATACTCTATTTTTGTCCCTAAAAGTCGGGGGAACTTGATAAAAAGGAGAACAAGATGGAAAATGTAATTAGAAGTGTGTATATGTTAATGGGCGCAATAATAATTGCTCTTATAACACAAAGCATCACGCATTACAAAATGGACTACTATCGTGGTCAAGACAAATATGTCCAAAACATACCAGTTGAGACAGTTGAAAAACGTTTAAATTGTATGACACAAAACATTTACCGTGAAGCAGGTTATGAGCCGTTTGAGGGTAAAGTAGCAGTAGCACAAGTAACACTAAACAGAGTAAACGACCCACGATTTCCAAAAGATATTTGTGCAGTAGTATACCAAAAAGATGTAATTATGGAAAAAGTAGTTTGTCAATTTTCATGGTATTGTACAAATGGATTAGAAAAAACTAAACCAATTAATAATTCAGCATACAGAGAAAGTTATGAAGTAGCTAAAAAAGTTATGCTAGAAGGATTTAGATTGGATGGTATAAAAAATGCATTATACTATCATGCAGATTACATAAATCCCAATTGGAAATTACACAGAGTAGCAAAAATTGGAAATCATGTATTTTATGAAGACAACCAATCACACAAAGGAAAAAATGATGATTAACGCAATAATTGATTCAATGGCAAAAACAATAAATGAATTTGGTAAAGACTTTAAAGAAAAGATTACTCATTTATCGTCTGAAACAATTCATTGGATGGCAATATTATGTTTGTTTGGTGCTACTGCTCCAAACTTAATTGGGCTAATGGTTGGCGTTACAGACACTATGCCACCTATTGAAATAGTGTTAATTGTTTGGGCGGCATTGGGTTTGTTCTTTATGAAAGCAATTATTCAACGTGATGTATTAAATCTTATCACGATTGGATTTGGTTTCATGGCTCAAGCAGTTGCTATGGCATTGATATTCTTTAAGTAACATGAGTGAAGAAGACAAGAGCAATCTTGCCAAAGGCAGGACTAGCTATGATTTAAAAGTAGGAGATTCTCTTGTCCCGTTCTTTAACAGAAATGTTAGTGAATATCCCACAGAAGCAGGTGGACCTAAATTTGATTTGGTGCCCGTAACCAAACAAAAAGATATCATGATTAACCATGCTAGGTTGTATGCCCAGCAAGAATATGATAGAATAATGCAACTGGTTAATGTGTTGCAAAAACAAGCAGAAGATATTAAGCGCAGACTTGACGTAACTGATATGGTCTATGCCGCAGAATATCAATTTCAAATTGTTATGGGTCATTGTTATTGGTTAGTGTTTGACACACGAAAACAAAAAATGATACTAACATCACATGGACCAAATGATTGGAATACGGGTAAACCTGTAGATTATGATTACATAACTCAGGTTAAATACATGGGAGACCACACGTGGATGGAGATAGTTGATGACTAAAGTAAACAGTAGCAAACAACGACATACTTTTCAATTAGAAAAATACATTGAGCGTACAAAAAAAGAAGGTAAAGAACCTTCTGAAGACTATATGGATTTTTGGAAAACTGCCAAACAACAAGACGAAGAAAATCTTGTTGACCCTGAATGGCAAAAAGATAACTTAGAATATGACTTGCGTAGTACCCAATGGATATGTGATAAAGTCAAAGGTGATGAAGTTTATGCACAAAATTTGTACGCATCAATGTGTAATAGAAACTTTACAAAAAATGATGTGTGGCCCATACTAACTGAAAAACGCTGGAGCTGTAGTTGGAGACATGCGGGTGGTATTATCGCTGACATGCGTGAACAAGGTGATTATATTGATTGGTACTGTAGCGGTATCAGAAATGAACCAACTGAAGAAGAAATCGCAAACTTCAATGATGAACAAAAACAAAGATATCTTGAACTACAAGCGTTTGTTGGTGAGGGAATGGTTACTGACGAAATACGTGAAGATTTGTTTAAGTTAGGATGGATTGTTATACCGGACGATTTAGTTGACTAAATACTGTACAAGGAACTTACTATCATGGCATATTCAGAAAAAGTAATTGACCACTATGAAAACCCACGCAATGTGGGTAGTTTTGGTAAAGAAGATACAGATGTAGGTACGGGAATGGTCGGTGCCCCAGCTTGCGGTGACGTGATGAAACTGCAAATTAAAGTAGACCCTAATACAGGATTAATAACAGATGCCAAATTTAAGACATATGGGTGTGGGTCGGCAATTGCTTCTTCAAGCCTTGTCACAGAGTGGGTCAAAGGTAAAACATTGGATGAGGCTGCAACCATTAAGAACTCAGCAATCGCCGAGGAACTCGCCCTTCCCCCAGTCAAGATCCATTGCTCCATCCTCGCAGAAGACGCCATCAAAGCCGCAGTAGAAGATTATAGAAAGAAACATTGATGAATCGGGATATTATTCCAATTAATTATGCTGGTGGTACAGGTGGCAATTTTCTTTGCCATTTTATTGTAACAGCAAAATATAATAATTACGAAAAATATAAATTATTGTTGAGCAGATATGGAAATGCACACTCTAGTGTAAAGGATTTTCCCGGAGCTCCTTATCCGTTACAAGTACCTGATGATATTAAGGTCAACTATTTGTTAACTACATTACCGGACGGCTCGGATAAAACAAAGCCTTACTACTCAGTCGCACATATTTTAAATAATCAAACTATCCTTGACAATTTTGAAAAGTCAATTAGAATTGTATATGATAAAGATGACTTTGAAGAACTTACTATGGTATTTATGGGTAAGTATGCACTAGACTGTGAAGAAAAAATATTCAACGAAACTACAGATACGTTATGGCATCATTTACCATCAATGCGTTTTTTCTTTAAAAAATACAGTAAATATTTTAAATATGAAGAAGGTCACGACAATGTGTGTTATGTAACATGGAAAGAGTTGTATCATTTAGATCCATCAGTACTGATAGAAAAATTAAGTAATTTTACCGGGATACCTAAAGAAAACTTTTCAAAAGAACACATGTATGTATGGAGAAAAGCAACTGCATTTTGTATTGATTCAATCATTAGAATATTAGGTGACAAATTAAAATGATAGAAGATGTTGTGCCTATCATTTACATGAACGGCACTGGTGGTAATTTCTTGTGTCACTTTATAGTAAGTGCTAAAAGAAATATTAAAGATATTATACAGTTAAGTAAACACGGCAATGCACATGAACATGGGTTAAAAGATATTCCTCACCCTACATGGGGAATACGTATACCTGATATAGATAAAATCAATCATATCAAAGAGTATGTAAAAAATATTGAAAATAATCTAAAACCATATTATACGTCTGCACATATTAGTGATATTGATTTAGTCAATAGTTATTTTAAAAAGCATATAAAAATTACATATGACATGAATGATGTAAATGAATTAGTTCCGGCATCATTGGGTAAATTTCATGTAGACACACAAAATAAAAATAAAGAAGATTTGCCCAAATATCTAGCAGACATTACTTGGATAACAATGAAATACAATAAATTTTTCAAAAATAGTGATAAAGAAAATACACTATGCATAAGTTGGAAAGAACTATATCATTTAGATCCTGCTATTATAATTGATAAGTTAAATTTGTTTACCAATATACCTAAAGAAAACTTTTCAATAGAGCAACTATTGATTTGGAGAAATGCCACAAAAACATGCATCGAAACAATTACTCCTTACATAAAGCGTAAATTATGAACGAAGATATTATACCTATAACTTACATCAATGCATCAGGTGGTAATTTCTTGTGTCACTTTATAGTAAGTGCTAAAAGAAATATTAAAGATATCATACCATTAAGCAAGAATGGTAACACACATGAATATGGTTTAAAAGACATACCTAGCCCATCATATGGTATACTAACAGCCGACAATATAAAAATCAATCATATACTTACTCAAACCCCTTTAGATAATAAACCATATTATACTTCAGCACATATTAGTGATGGACAGTTAGTACATGATAATTTTAAAAAATCTATTCGTATTACATATGATTTAGATGATATAGAAGAACTTACCTTTATACATTTAGGTAAATATACCTCTGATTGCGAAAATATTGCGTTAGAATCGGTATCTACGCAAATGCCATTTATTAAATTTAGAATTAAAAAATATAATGAATTTTTTAGTAAAAAATATGATTCTATGTTGCTTGTGTCTTGGAAAGAAATTTATCACAATGAACCAAACATACTAATTACTAAACTGCATGAATTTACCAATATACCTAAAGAAAACTTTTCAATAGAGCAACTATTGATTTGGAGAGATGCTACAAAAAAATGTATTGAAACGGTGACCAATATTTTGAAGGAGAAATCATGAGTACTGAACAAGATAAAATCAAACATTCAAAAAGAATGCTTAAAGATGATAATGCTGTCGCAAAGCAAGTTAAGATTGCTAAAGCACATGGTTTAACAAATCAAGATAAAACTATCAAAGAACCACATCGTTTGGCTAAACATCATGCAATGGATTGTGGTAATCCAGAATGTTATTTGTGTGGTAATCCACGTAAGACACACAAGGATAAATTGACAGCACAAGAACATAGATTGTTTCAGGACTTAGACGAAGTGCGTGACCGTCATAGCAATGGTTTTCCCAAAAGCGAAGAATAATCAATATAGTAGCATATAATGCGTAATTGTAGAGCATAAGTAGTTTTGTAATATGCTTTTATATTAAGGACTTTATGAACACTTGCTTTACTTGTCTCAATTGCGGAAAACTTAACCCCAGTAAAGGGCATAGTTTTACCAACAAATATTGTAACAACAAATGCCAAGCTGAACATCGTAGTAGATTACTTGTTTCAGAATGGAAAGAGGGAAACACTAAGCCATGGGCTAAGATTCCTGATTGGTTGAAACGATATTTGATTGAGCAACGTGGTCATCGTTGTGAAATTTGTCACAACGAAACACACAACAAACAAGAAATTCCTTTAGTTGTTAATCATAAAAACAATAATACATACGACAATTC